GTTCCCGACTCCGCGACAATACGAGATTCTTTCCAGCGAGGGAGAATTAACGTATTCAATCGCGGAATCTGACACAAGCCCGCGAACCAGCGAAAACTTTGCCGATGAAATCAGCGATGAAACAGGAACAGGCTCGGCAGTATTCGGAACCGCTCCAAATCTCGCCGCACCAGCGATTACTTATCCAGTCGCTACGGCATCGGCTAACGGCGCAATCACGATCACATCCGGCGTTGTCAATATCACCAAGGCTGGCGTTTGCGCGCTGACATTGGCCACCCCGACAACAGACGGAATTACTATCGTCGCAACATCATCCACTGCCAATGCGCATACGATTACTGCCACTGGCATAATTAGGGACGGCGTTGTGGGTGGACATAAAAGCCTAATTACATTTGCCGGATACGGAGGAGCAAGCGTGACGCTTGTTTCGATAGACGGGCATTGGAACGTAGTTTCAAAAAACAACGTCACGATTAGTTAATTTTACAAATGAGCCAGATCACCGACGCATTTGATTCGCTGGTGACGGCCATTAACGCCGCACGCGGCTCATCGCCAACGCTGACCATCGGCGCAATCACCGTTACCAGCATCCTTGTTGGCGACAACCCGATTGACCAACAGATATTTGACGGCGCGCTAACCGACCCAGACGGGCCGCAAATCAGCAGCAAGCTATCTTCGTGGTCAACCGTGCCGACTAAAAACGATACCGCAGTCCTAGCGGCATCAGACGGCGCAAACGGCACGTATGACGTAATGGATACCAACATTCACGACGGCATGATTTACATGAAACTTGGCAAGCGCGCAGGCTTATGAGCAACTTCGCTGAATACGATATTGAACGCATGGTTATCACCATTCTCGCCGCGCAGACGGATTTACCATCCGCCTTACACCGCGACGTTGACGATGGCGCGGACAAGGATCGCATCATTGTCAGTTGCGACCCCCGCGAGGTTGAACTTGGCAACCGCGACGAGGGGCGCGCACCTTCACGATGGGGCGCAGATTTGACCGTTGAAATGCGCCTTGCCAGTATTACCGACATGGCAAAATTGCAACTATGGAGCACGGCTATTGACGCAGCTTTTGCGGGTTCAGTTCCCGCCGCGACTACATCTCTTTTTAACACGCTTTACGGATCGACGAATGGCTATTTTCAAATCAAGGCCGCAGACGGCGGAAGTCGCCAAGGGCCGGGATCCCAAGTGCGCGAATGGTCACGAACATTTCGCGTAGTTACGTCTTGACTTGTCGCAAGTAAGTTGCAATAAGCAACGCAGAAACCAATTCCAACCAATCCGCATGAAACTCTTACTCTTACTTTTTTACACAATGACTATCATCGGAACAGCAGGCCCAACGCACGGAATCACCGCCGACGAGACGGGCATCCTCATTAAATCTTTCGGACTCAGCTTTGAGCCTGAGTTTACCGACCCGCTTACTAACAAGGTTGGCGAGCGCATCAATGAAGCGCGTGGCGCGATTTGCACGAAGATCAGCATCACGGGCGAAATCAGTTCTGCAACTGGCGTTATTGACGCTACTTTCTATGCCGCTGTTACCCTCACGAATACGCTCGGCGTCACTGGCGCAACCGCCAACGGGCTTTTAGCCAACACGGGCGGCGTTTATATGAATACCGCCAAAGTGGACGAATCCGCTACGGGCTGGAGAACTTTCTCGGCAGAATACCAGCAATACGTTGGCATCGCCTAAACCAAAAACAAAGGCCGTGCGTGGCGGCATCAATAATACCACGCCCCTACCAATCAAACCAATGGATCAGTTTTTCTCGACGCCTTCCACGCCTCTCGCAATTACGCTTGAGCTTCTAGGCGTCCCGTGGGTGAATCCGCAATTCCCGTGTGCGATGACTTACACAGACAAGTTTCTTGCGGAGCACAAGCGGCATCTTGTCAGCCGTGGCAAATGGGAGCAGGAAACCCCATTCACACCGCAGGACGCGCAACGCCTTGATCTGGTAGATCAATGCACCTACTTTTTCAAGAAAACGCCGTTACTTTCCGTCATCTTAAAGGGATGGGAAAAAGGCTGTCAGGCAATCAAAGACACTGAGTTTCGCGTGCAGATTGACCAGATACAAGAGGAAGAGGCGGCGACATTGCTCGCAATCGCCCTTGGCCCGAACGGAAAGCGCGCCCGCATGATCGGCATGATGAAAGGCGCAGTTGCCAAGCTCGCCGTGCAATCCGAAAACGGCGATTGGACATTTTTCGGCAAAGACGCCAGCGCAGAGACAATTCAACATCTAACCCAATAAAACCAATATGGAAACACTTACAGACGACAACGCACCATCAACTCCCGCGCCTATCTCGCAAGACATGGGCCGCGTGTTCACCTTCGCGGGCATCACGCTAAAGCCTTTCTCGTTCAATCGCCGCGTCACATTCTTTCGCGTGCGGACGGACGACATCAGCGTTATCGAGTCGGCAATCTTGAAGTTGTTCATTTGCACGCAGTCACCCGCGCAATGCGACTCCGCCCGTGGCGATGCCGCAAGTGCGTTTCGCGTGAAGGCTATGGAGTGGGCCGAAAAGCTCGGCATTGACAGCGCAGCGCGCACGAAAGAGGCAATGGAGGTATCGGACGCGATTGACAAAGACCTTGCCGACGCATTGAGCGTGGAACCGGACACAAAGGGCGGATCGGGAAACGGATAACGCCGGGCGGTGCCGCGTTCTACATAGGCACACTCTCGGCGGTCACGATGGGCAGCATGACGCCGCATCAGATCCTTTGGGACTTGTCGCAGGCAGACGGCGAGCGGCTGGAAAATACGTGGTGGATTACAACGGCAAACGAGACGGGCAAGAACCAGCTACGCCACACCCGCAAAGCAAGGCCCGTGAACGTGTCTGAGTTCATGGCGAAACGCCCATAGTTACTACTCGCAAACATTTTCATTGACGGAATCGGTGAAGCTGTGCATTTTGGTGGAAATCAATCCATGAAACTCCAATTGCTCACCGACTGCGCCGACCCCGAACCGCTTTTCCATTCTCCGTTATGGTGCGCGGAAGTGAAGCTAGATGGCGATTGGCGGCGTGTGGTTAAAAGCGGCAACGAAGTCATCGGATTCACCCGCGAAGGCAATCGCGTAGCACTCAGCGAAGAAACGGTTGCTCTCGCTATGCTTTCGCCGTTTGACTTCGTTCTCGACGGCGAGCAGATGCCAGCGGGCCGATTCGTGGCGTTCGACATTTACGGCTTGATGGGATCGCCCGTGCTTTCCGACAACAGCGCCCGCCGTGATATTTTGTGCGACGTATGGAGAGGCGAAGTTGTAGAGCGCGTCATTGGCGAGGAAGCAAAGCGCGAACTGTGCGAGCGCGTGAAGGCGAGCGGGGGCGAAGGTATCGTTCTGAAACGAGTAGATGCGCCCTACATGGAGGGACGCACGCCCTATTGCCAACGCTGGAAAAACTACCAGCAAGAAGTCTTTGAAGTCGCATCCGTGAACATCGCCAAGTGCTCAATCGAAGTCTCGCGTCACGGCGTATCCTTTGGCGGCGTGCCCGTGCAATCGCTCGCACGCTTGCCGAAAGTTGGCGACAAGATTCTTGTTAAATACGAGCGCGTAACGGAGCGCGGGAAACTTTTAAGGGCTGTTCTAGCCAAGTAATTTCGAGAAAACAAACCAATCTAACCAATGAAACATACGAAAGAACAAATCATCAGCATTGCGTCCGCGCTTTTATCTAGCGGACATTACACCAGAGTGGACGCCGACGACAACGAGCCAATTATGACTAGATATGATCGCGGTAAAGACTGGCAAAAGGAAGGGCTTGTGGGGCGTTTTGGAATCTATGCCGTTGCCGACGCAATAGATGTATTGGATCAAGTGGACGAAGAAGTAGCAAATAGAGAGGGCTTGAAATAATGAGAAAAGGATGGCTTTCAGATTACGAACGGATGAGGCCGCTGGATGGGCTGCCTCCAATTGGACGCGATGCGATTGATTGCGTCTTGCCATGCGCCGAGGAACGCCGCAGACGTATTAACGAGGATATTGACGCTCGCGCACAGCAAATAAAGAATGAAGCGAAACAGCGCGTTGAGGAAAGCAGGAGAAGGCGCGACGCGGCGTGCTTGGCGAGGGTGCTTGCAAAATGAAAACATCAACATTTGAAGATATTGCCATTGCGGTTGTCTCCTTTGCGCTCGCTTATCACGCATACCTGATTATCGCCGCGCTTGCAAAATAACCCCCGCCCGCGCATAGTCGGGGCGTGATTAAATACGATTTCAGCGGGCTAAACAAGGCTCTGGCGCAAAAGATACAGCTTTCTCGCACCCCCGTCGTGGACATCGTGCAGGATGCCGCGTTGAAAGTGCTTATCGGAAGCGGCACGGGCGATGGGCTTGTGCAGTTGACCCGCAAGGCTACTGCTGCCAGAATCAAGTCGGATTTGAACAAGCCCGTTTCCGGCAGGCTCGGCAAGCCGTCTAGTCCTCGCGGCAGAACAATTACGCGACCGCTGCTTTTCTGGCTTGCGCTGAATGTGCTAAAAAGGACGGGAGCGGGCTACATCCCTGAGATCGTAAAGCAGACAATGGCGGCAATCCTCAAAATGCGAATTGCTTCCCGCGCATACATTGCGGCAGGTTGGCTCTTCTGTGCGAGAGATTTACACGAAAAGTCTCCATACCTCCAAAAGAAGCACAAGCTCACACGGCTAAAGCAGCGCAACATCCCCACCGTTGACAAAGCAGCCGGCGGAACGGCTGCGCAATCGTTCAGTGTTACCTACACTGGAGATAAGCGGTGCAGCGTTAAGCTCTACAACACGTCGCGCGGCGGCGATACCGTAGGGATGGAGTTTGTTCAGCAGGCGATCAATAACGCCACCTCAGATATCAAGGTCTATATTGACAGAAAGGCCGTTAGTGAAGTTCTGAAGGAGAAGTTCCGGGGCACTAGCTTTTCAGTGAAGGCTTAACGCAATTTGCTTGCACTTTGCGGGGGATTGAGATATGCGCTTCGTAACCTATGCCCGCATCTGCCCACGGTTTAATCGAGATAGAAGTAGTGATGTCCGAAGCTGCGGGCAACTCGCAGGTTATGGCCGCGCAGGAGGCTAAGGCAAGGGCGTCATCCAAGAGGATTTCAGACTTTGAGCGTCAGATGATGGCAACTGCCGCGTTGGAAAAAAAGCGATATATCGCAGAAGGCAGCGAACAAGAGGAACGGGCCGTTGATCGGATAATCACAAAGTTACAAAAAGCGAACGAATACAGGCGCATTGGATTCACGCCAGAAAAGGCGGGGCGCATGGCGTCTAAAGATGTCGAATACGAGTCGCAGATTGCCGCGAGGCAAAAGGCCGCTGAACTAGCGAAGAACATAGAAGTATCGCAGGCGTCTCTAAATGCTCAGAAACTAAGGGAACTTGAAACAGCTAAGCAGATTGCGGAAAAGCAGGCTTCAATCGCATCGTCAAACGCTAAGGAACAGGCGGCGATGCAAAAGAAGATTCAGCTTATGGCCGCGATTGCGGCTGGCGACAAGCAGCGCGAGCAACACTTGCGCGCAATGGCGACTTTGGAAAGAAATGTGCAGGCCGGACTAAACGCTGGCATGAAGCCGTCAGAGGCATTGCAGCAGGCGCGCACGATGCTTCGTCTTGAGCAAAGCATTTCCCAAGAAAAGCAGAAGCAAGTAGCGGTTGGCGGCGGGCCGGGCGGCGCGGCATACTCAGGCGCTCGCCGTGGCTCTGCCTTCGCTGGCGGTCAAAACGCAGCCTATCGCGTCGGGATGGTATCACAGCAGGCGCAGGACGTGGCAGTATCGCTGCAAATGGGAATGAGCGCGAGTCGCGTGATTGCACAGCAGGGATCTCAGATTGCCAGCATCTTCGGGCCGAAAGGAATGGTCATCGGCGGCGTGATCGCGATTGGCGCGGCAATGTGGGAATTTGCGAGCGGAACGGAGAAGGCTGCAAGAAAAGCAAAAGAGCTTGAAGATCACATTAGGGAAATGGCGAGCATAAACGCCAAAACAAAGGCCATTGCCGCAGACACTGCCGCATCTATTGCGACCAGAGAAAGGGGCGCAACCGCTGGCTCTATAATTTCCGCAAATGAAGATTATCAAAGGAAGATGCAGGAGTTGCGAGACAAGATGGTTGATCTTAATAGAGAGAGGGCGCAAAAAATGCAGGGCGCTACTGTTGGATTGGGGCTACCTAATTTCGACACAGCGGAAAGGCGGCGAATAGCGACTGAGTATGACGCTAGGAAGGCCGCGCTACAAAAGCAGGGGCAAGAAATTCGCGCAGCGGCGGAGGAAGCAGGTGTAGATATAAACACAAAGGGCCGAGCCGCATATATTGACTCAATAACAGAATCAAAAAATGCCGCCGCGCTTAGTGATGCTAGGGCGCGAGAACAAACGGAGGCAGACAAGCAGAACACAGAGGATCTTCAACGCGAATTGAATTTTATATCAAAAAGAAATTCAATTCGAGATTCATCCCGCACAGCAGACCAAAAAAACAGAGAGTATGGAATGCTTGCCGATGCTCGCATGGCGGAAATTGAAGAGATTTCCGCACAGAGAAAACGCAAGCGCGAAGAAGATAACTCCGCGTTGTATGTAAAAAGCGCAGAGGAACAAGTAAGGCTGACATCAGAGAAAACAAAAGCCGAAAAAGACGCCTCTCAATTCCGAGACACTAGCGCGCAAAAATATCTTCGTATTCAGTCTGAAATTTCAGCACTCGAAAAAGATTACAACATGGGGCGTCTTGAAAGGGAAACCAAGATTGCACAGAAAAAGCTGGAGCTATTGAATCAGGAGGAAGGGGCGATCAAGGAGATCGAGTCAATGCGACGGGAGGGCTTTGAGTTTACCAAGGCCGGACTTGCGGGCACCGAGGCGCAGAACAAGCGCAAGGTTATCGAAATGGAGATGGATTTACTGAACAAGAAAAAGGCGTTTTCGCCGATTGAGGCGCAGCAAATCGCCAATAAGCTCGAATTGCTCCGCAGGGAGCAGGTGAACGAGAATTTCAACATGGGCGCAATGGGCGCGGGCGGCATGGGCGCGTTTAATCGCAACCGCAAGGCGCAGGAGCGGGCGCAAGACATGGCAGAAAGGCGCGCCCTCGAAAACATGGGGTTGATAGGAATCCAAAAAGGAGTTGGCGGCGAGATTATCGCCGGAACCGATCCTGTAACTGGAAGGAAATTAACCAAAGACGAGCTTGCAAAGCGCAAGGCAGACATGGCCGCAGAAAAGATGCGCAGAGACATGGAGCGAAAAGCGGCAGCCGGAGATAAAGAGGCGCAGGAACGATTGAAGCGCGTGCGATGGGGCAACGAGGGCGGCAATGACGGGAAGATCGCCGCTGGATTTTCCGAAGATCAAATTAAGTTTCTGTCCACAAGCATTGCCGACGCAGTGAAAGAACTCATCGCAAAATGACCTACCTCAATTCCAGCGGAGAAACATTTGTAGAGCAGCCCGGCGCACAACTCACGATTGACGCATGGGGATTGGACTCCATCACGCGCAAGTATAGCGGCAAGGTGGCGAACATTCCCGATTTCATCGCTACGCTTCGCAAGAATCGCAACAAGCCAGATGCGGAATACAATGCGCTGACGCTCACGAATTACACCATCAGCAAAGGGCGCGCATGGGCGGAAGTTGACATAAATTACAAGGGCACGTTTGACGGCAAGTTGCCCGCGCCCATATATACTGGCGGCGGCATGACCACGCAAAGCGTTCAACTGGATTACAAAAACACCGTTGTTGAGCAGCTTTCGGCGGCATTGGGAGTCACCTACACAAAGCCGACCACCACGTTGACCTACAAAGCGCCAAGCATCGGCATTAAATACGTGCTTCGCAATCGTCCCGCAACGGCGACATATCCGCAGGAACTTGGCGGCATCACGCCATCGCTGCAAATTGTCAACCAGACGGGCGCACGGGGCGGAATCGCTATCGTGCCATTGTCTCAGCCTCGCATCAGCAACGTGCCTGTCTATTACGGAGTTGACCCCGACACTGGCGAGATTGTTCCCGCGCCATTTCCCGCGCAAGAATACTTGTTCAATGGCATTGCGAACATTGTCAACGAAGGGCCGACATGGACGCAAGAGGGGCAATACTACCTTTGCGAAGAAAAGAATCAGGTTGTCATCATGCCTTTTGACTTCGCCTCCCTCCTTTGGAATATCAACTTGAACCAGTCGCAAACGTAAGATGCCACGCATAGACGCTGACGCAAAGAACATCCCGCATTTTGAGGGCGGAAACGTGCGACAACGCGACCACTTGAACAAGGTAGTGGACGCGCTGAATCATGCAAACAACATGATTGAGCAGCTAGAGGTTGGGCAGAACGCGCAAAACCCGCTGCAAATGATTGTCGGCAACGCACGCGGAGACCGTTACTCGCTTGTCGAAGTTGCAAACGCGAATCACATCAAAGACTTTGGCGCGTTTTACCCTACCAAGCTGACACCGTGGCAACCGATTATCAAAGGCGCGGACACGAACGACGAGGGGCGCGCAAAGAGGCTTTACGTGGATTTCAACCCACTCTCTACGCTTTGGGGAGTCGGGGGTAGCTCATGGGACAACACAGGGCAGGAATGGGATAAACAAGTTGCCATCACTGGCTTTGAAGTGCCGACGCACGAACCCGTTTCCGTCACGCGCGGCACGGATGTCATTTACTTGGAGGTTGTCGTTGGAGCGTATTGCTCGCTAACGAGCGCGACACTTAGAAGCGGGCCAAGATGGGCGGCATGGCCAGATTCCTACACTAAAACAGGCGGCGGATATGACGAAACGTATCAAAGCGGCGCGACCATTTATCAACTCCTTGTCAGCTTTCGGCCTGCGCGCACGGAAACACAAGGCGAAAAGGTGGATGTGATTTTCGAGGACGGCATCAAATACGCCATGATTCAACACACTTGCAACGATCTACTCGTCGGCATCCTTCGCCAAAACTACGGCTCTGGCGCAATCGGAGACTTCATCGCGCTGTTGCCGTGGTTTAAGACTTATCGCAGCACTTGACAATGACCCCTAACGCAAGCTACTAACAATAACGATGTCGCCCGCAATTTTCAATATCAACCTCCAAGATGAAACGGCGTCGGGATTGCTTTCGAGCGCGTCCAGCGAAAGCCTCGCGCAAAATCCGGCCTTTATTCGCCGGGACGGGCGGGATCGTAGCGTTCGCTTTCTTGCGCCATCGGGCGACGGCACGTTTGACGACGCGGGCGTTGACGGATCCTCGCTTGTGGAGGTTGCCATTGGCACGCCAGACGATCCGCCAACTTCCGGCACGTTTGGGCTTTCCTACCTTGGCGACTCCACGGGATTAACCGCCCTCGCCTACAACATCACGGCAGCGGCACTTGAAACCGCGTTGAACGCCAATCCCGCAATTACAGCCGCAGGCGGCGTAAAAGTCACGAAAGATGACGGGCTTTATATCATAGCATTCAACACGGTTGGCGCACGTTCATTGCTTGTATTCTCTAAGGGAACGCTTTCGCCGTCCGTCATCAGCACAAACAACGTCCTAGAAGTTCAAACGGGCGATGCGAGCACGCAGGAAGTGCAAGTTGTCGTTCTCAAAAAAGGTTATCTCGCCTATTCATCCGACTTCGCGCAGGATGCCAGCGGGAGTATTTCACAGACGAATGTGCAGACTGGCACGGCGAGCGTCCCGCAGATCACCCGCATTGCCATCACGGGCAACGTAAAGGGCGGCAGTTGGATTCTGAACACGGCGCAGGCGCAAGTTGTCAAAGTCTATTGCCCATCGGGAACAACGGGCTATCTCGGCGGCGGTTATTTCATACTTCACGATGCAACTGGCAGCGTGGGTGTTTGGATTAACTCAGGCTCAACTACGATGCCAGCGGCGGTTGCGGCGTGTGACCGCAGCATAGAGATTACGGGCGTCCTCATTGGCGACACTTCAACGCAAGTCGCCACGAAGCTAACAACGATCATTGATGCCGACGCGCAATTTACCGCGACAAGCAGCAGCGCGATTATCACCATTACACAAGTAGCAAGCGGTGCGCGCTCGGCTCCAACCACCAGCGGCGTGTATGGAGTCGCGGAAACCACGGCAGGCTATTCGATTGCCGCCAGCTTCCCATACGACGCCACGGCGCAAACCATCAGCGCGCAGCTAGGCACGCTCTACTACGTGAACAAGGTTTCCGCAAAGGAATGGGAATTGACGGGCCGCACCACGGGCGCACAGGCGGCACTTACGCTGACAAGCAACCTACTTTGGCAGCTCACTTGGACTGGCACGCTTTCACTGTCCACATGGGCAATGTATGTGGAGTTTGCCACGGCTGGCACGGATGAAATCACCCGCACCTTTGAAGTTCAAGTTACGGAACCTAGCGAACAGCCGATCAAGGCGTTGTCAATTTCCTGCACCATTCGCCGCGACGTGATAGACGTTGGCAATCTCACAACGGCAACGTCTTCGATGTTCGGCTATTTCAATAGCACGATCACGGGATACACGGGCGGCACGGCAACAGATTTGGATAGCCTTGTGACAACCAATCGCGCCGTTCCTTGCTTGCTCGCATTCGATCACGCCAGCTTTGGCGGCAAGGTGTTCAAACTTCGCGCCGGAACCGACGCAGAATCCAGCCCAGCGATCATACGTCCCGACGACTACAACGCTTCTACTAACGCCAAAGTTTGGCAAGCCTTTCAATAACCTATGCCCGTCCCTACATCAGCAGTAAAAGTAAATCCAGTCACGGGCGCGCTCATTGATCCGCCTGTTGCCACCTTCGCCGCTGCCAACGGATTACTCACGGGCGGAAGTTCCGACGCCAAAGACAGTGTGCGCGCTGCCACAACGACCAACGGCACGCTCGCCACAGCGTTTGAAAACGGCGATACCATTGACGGAATCGTATTAGCAACGGGCGACCGCATCCTCATTAAAAACCAATCCGCCCCCGCTGAAAACGGCATCTACGTCGTCGCCGCATCGGGCGCACCAGCCCGCGCCACCGACTTTGACGCATGGACTGAAATAGTGGGCGCTTTTGTTTCAGTCGAGGCGGGCACGGCGAACGCTGGCACGCAATGGCTTTGCAACGTCGTAGCAGGCGGCACGCTTGGAACAACCGCGATCAACTTCGTTGTCCCTCAGAATTACGTAAATTTAACCACTAATCAGACAGTTGCGGGCAACAAGCATTTTGCAACAGGATCGACAATAGGGGGCGTTGAAATCTCAAAAGATACAGTCAACCCAGCCGTTAATGGTTCCATCCAGTTCCTAGAGGATGATTCTATTTTTGCGCTATCGGCCAACGCTGGCCCACTTTGGGTGCATACAACGGGCACAACGGATGTCACATTCCCGCTTTCCGGCACGCTGCTTTCCACCGCCGACATCGGCGTATCTGTGCAAGCCTACGACGCAGACCTGACAACGTGGGCGGGCATCACGCCGGGCGCTGGCGTTGCTACCGCGCTCGCCGTCGCCAATAACTCAGCAGGCGGCTACTCGCCGATTGACGGCACAGCCACGCTTTCAAATAAAACGCTGACAGCCCCCAAGTTCGCCAGCGGCGGTTTCATCGCAGACGCGAACGGCAATGAGTTGCTGATTTTCACCACCACGGCGAGCGCGGTGAATGAATTGACCTACGCAAACGCGGCGACGGGCGTCTCGCCGACCCTGACCGCGAGCGGCGGCGACACGAATATCAGCATCAGTCTTGTGCCCAAGGGCACTGGCGGCATCCTGATTCCCAATGGCGCGGCGGCAACCCCTGCATGGCGGTTTGCGTCGGATACGGATTGCGGAGCCTATTATATCGGCACAAACAATTTCGGATTTGCGACAGCAGGGGTTTTGCGGTGGCACATTTCCTCAAGCGGACACCTGTTTTCCGGCTCTGGAAATTACGACTACAACATCGCCGCGAGCCTATTGCTTGGCAGCAGCGGAAGTGCAACGGCCCCAACCTTCAGCTTCGGCAGTTCCGGCGACACGAACTCCGGGATGTATCGCGTCGGCGAGGATCAAATCGGCTTCACGGCTGGCGGCACATTGCGCCTCACGGTCAGCACAACTGGCGTTACCCTTGCTAACGCTCTCGCCGTCACAGGAGCGACTACGCTGACGGGGCTTCTCACAGCTAACGGCGGAATCACTTTAGGCGATGCGCAGAACATCGCTTTCAACACGACGACCGGAACGAAGATAGGCGCGGCAACAACGCAGAAACTCAGCTTCTGGAATGCGACGCCAATCGTTCAGCCGACAACGGCAGTTTCCAGTGCGACCGTTGCAAGCCCCGGCGGGGGAACAAATCTCAAAACGGACGACACGTTTGACGGCTACACGATTGCACAAGTAGTCAAAGCGCTACGGAACGCCGGACTCTTAGCCTAACCCACAAACCCATGAAATCACTGTTTCAAATTCAAACCGAATCCGGCCAGCTATGGCTCGACATCAAAGCACAACTCGACGCGAAGGATGCGGCGTTTGCGGAATTATCAGCCGAGTGCAGCCGACTCGCCGCGCTGCTCGCAGAAGCCTCCGCCGCTTTTGACGAGGGCGACATTGCCAAGCTGACAGCGATGCGCGCTGCTGCGCTGCAAACTGAGAACGAAAAGAAGCTCGCCGCCGCACTTGCTAAAAAGGCAGAGGCGGAAGCGGAGATTGCTGCGCTTACAGAATAAGCCATGACACTTGAAAACGCTTTGCTCATAGCCGTAAGTTCCGTGACTGGCGCGTTATGTTTTCTTGCAAAAATCCTTTGGCATCGCAGCGAGCAATGCGAGTCAGACCGCAAAGAGCTACGAAGCGCAATCGAATCCGTTCGGGCGCAAGCTGGAGAGAACCACGGTATGCTAATGGCGTATCGGATGTGTCCCGGCAAGCCATGCCCTTTCAAAGAAACAACAAAACTATGAACAACTACAAAACAACCATCGCAGCCATCGCCTATGCACTAGGAAAGTTCCTTCAAACATATCAAGGCGGGCCAGCTTGGATTTATCTTGTCGGACAAGTTCTCGAAACAGCAGCAATCGGCGGCGGCTTTGTTGTCGCCCGTGACGCAATCAAACAACCAAAACAATGAACCCATTTCTTAACGACCCTCGCCGCATCGTCCTAGCTTTCGTCTATGCCGTTTTCGCAATCCTCGCGTGTTTGTATCTCACAAGCTGCTCCGCTATCAAATACCGCGCTGGCGTCACCTATCACGGTGCTACGCTTTCCTATGACGGCAAGGCGATAGTTCTAGGCGTTGACGGCGATAGGCTCGAAAACGATATTCGCGGATATGCCAAGTGAAAATCACTGACCACTGGATTGACGGCGGAAAGCGCGACGAGATAGCAACGTCGAAAGAAATGCCGATTCGCCGCGTCCTAGTGATACATTTCACGGGAGGCGCAACAGGAAGAAGCAGCATCGAAGCAATGCGCGAGCGCGGTGTCTCGGCTCATGTGGTTATTGACCGCGACGGTTCGGTGACTCAGTGCGTGCCGTTCAACCGTTCCGCCGCACATGCCGGAAAAAGCCGCTGGCGCGATCCAAAGACGGGGCATCTTTACGACGGCATAAATTCGTGCGGAATCGGCATCGAGATAGCCAATGCTGGCAACGACTCCGGCGCGCTATCGTGGGCAAAAAAGCAAGCTGGATTTACAAGCATTCAGGAACGCCATAGGAACGGAGGAAGCGTCCAAGAATGGGAATGTTACCCGCCTGCGCAACTTGCCGCCGTGCTCGCCTTGTCAAAGGAGCTTGTCACTACCTATAATCTTGACGACATCACGGGGCATGACTGCATCGCGCCTGAACGCAAAGAAGACCCCGGCCCCGCTTTCCCCATGCAAGCCCTACGCGAGCACTGCGGTTTCTCCGGACTGCCCGTTGTCTATCGCCTTTGAGTCTCACGCATGAGACATTACGCATCTTGCGTCTCACTTAGCGTCTTTTATTAAAGACAAGCGTAAAGCTCAGGATAACACCGCAGCGCCCACTCACGCGCTTCATTCTCCGCAAACTCGACAACCGACTTAGACGGCAGCGCACCATTGGTCATAATGCCGATTCGCTCATCACGGCGATAGGCGATTTCACGGCGGAGTTGTTCGGGCGTTTCTATCATTTCGTAAGTTCGTTTGCGATTTTTAGCGCGGATAAAAGGCGATTGCCGTCCTTAACGGTTATCGGCTGAACAAGCCCACAGCGGCTATCCGTTGCCCGCGATTGATCTGCTGCATACGCTTCCGCTGCCGCCTCAAGTTCGATTAGCGCGTGTTTCAGCGCATCCCGCTCGGCCTTATCTTCTTCCCTAACTATGCTTCCATCTCGCCACATCTCCAGCTCTGCGGTGACTGCGGCGAGCGAGCGTTCGAGGGTGCGGGCGAAGTCGAGATAACGCTGCGCGATTAACCGCTGTGATTCTGGCTCACCTAATGGCCATTGTGAAACCGCGTCAGTGAGCGGAGTTGGTCGTTCGTTTGGTATCATAGTATTTGTTTAGTGATGTATTCCTTGAGAGTTTCCCCTTCTTCACGGTCTATTGCCCAAGCTATTGTCAGGATTGCCCACGCGATAAAGCATATCGGGATGGTGATTAGTTTGATGATGTTCATACAATGTTTTGTTTTGAATTGTTCAACTCGGCTAGCTCTTCGGCTTTGACGAGTTCAGCGAAGCGATTAACGGCGCGCTCGTGGTCGTCAATCTCGCTCTTCCCGTCATCACCTTCGGGCAAGTCTCTTTCGATTGCGGCGGCAAGCTCCCTCTCCGCATCAGCAAGCGCACGCCTCGCGGCTTGTAGCTTCGTCGGTTTCGTTGGTTCGATGTTGAATAGTGTGTCTGTTGTCATGGTGTTTTTGGTTTGTTTTTTCTCTAAAATCTGTTCGCACTTCGCGCAACTCGTTTCTTCCTTTTCGACAAGCTCGCGCCCACAATTCTCGCAGCACGCGGCGGCGATTGTCTCGGCAAGGTTGGCGTCAAGTGCGCGGTCGGCGTGGTATTCGTATCGGCGTTGTGGCGTGCTCATATTTCGTTGATTAGGTTGCAGATTTCTTTGAGTGCTTGGCTAGGAACGCTTCGATTGTAGAAGCCGGATCGGTATCGAGAAGCGCACACGCCTTGCACACTGCGCGATGCTTTTGCAGTAGCGTATCGCGCTCGGCGGTAAGTGCGGCAATCTCTGCGCGCAGGCTTTCTATGGTTTCGTCTGGCATAGATTTGGGCTTAGAGGTGGGCGCGATACAAGGGCGCGCATCATGGCGATGAATCGGGTTTCGGTAGCTGCTTCGCGTTTGGCCGGATCGGGTTCCGGCGGGATACTGGCGGCTGCTAATAGTAATCGTGTTTTTGCATCCATGTGATTAGGCTTCTAGTTCAAATCGAGTGAGTAATCCGTTAAACTTCAACTTGAGATCAACGTGACGCGCCCCTTCGCGTTGTTTCCAAATTTCAATTCTCCCGGGCTTCACGTCCTCGCTCTCGGCATCGGCGTGGATTTTGATAAGCGATGAAGCGTCCATTTCAGCGTCTTGCGCCTCCCTTGTTGAGCCGTCGCGTGATTGCTGGCTTGGCACGATCACGACGCAATTCATTTCGTTCGCCGTCATTTTTAGTCGTTGCGTAATTTCTGCAATTTGAAGTTGCCTCCGCTCGAATCGTCCTTGGCATCGAATGAGTTGCAGGTAGTCAATGCAGATGAAATCGAAGGGGCGAACGCCATGCTCTGCGCGAATGTCGGCAATGATGGCTTCCAGCGAATAGAGATCGTCCCTCATGTGGATCGGTGCTTTGATCAAATCAGCGCAAGCGTCCACAAGGCTTTTGGCAGCGGCATCGGCGTAGCTCTGCGCTTCGGGATGTTTGGCGTTGTTTAGCAGCGTGCGGACATACTTCGGATTGTTCCCGCTCCGCACGGCGATAGCGCGCTTTAGCGTCTGTTTCTGGCGCATTTCGAGCGGATAGAAAGCCACTCGACTGCCGTTTTCCACCGCCGCCGTGATTAGGATTTGGTTTGCCAGTGCCGATTTTCCGCAACTGGTAGGCGCGGAAATGATGAGCAAATCGCCCCGGTAGAGGTCGAGCACGCCGTCCACTCCGATTACGCCCGTCTTGACAATCTCGCCGTCCGCCTCGCCGCTGCCAAGCTCCTTCACGATTTCGAGGATCGTTTCCTTCACCGTTTGGCGTTTTGACTTCTTTACCAATAGGCCAGTGAGTGCGCTGTGCGCCTCATGCGCGAGGTTTTCCGCCGTTTCAGTGTCTGTGTATGCTCTGGCGGCAAAATGAGTGCCAACGCGGATAATCTGACGCATCAGATGCTTTTCGCGCAAAATGTCTAGGTAGTATTGCACATTCGCCGCCGTTGGCAAAAACGTTGCAATCTCGGTGATGAATGGCGCGCCTCCTACGCTTTCCAGTTTTCCGGCATCGCGCAGTGCGCCAGTGACCGTGATGAAGTCGAATGGCTTTGAATCTTGCGCGAGTGAAGCCAAAACGCCGTATGTGGTTGCATGGGCTGGAATATGGAAAAAGTCAGCGGAAATTCCTTGTTCGCTGCACATGGCATACACTTCCACGGGTGAAAGCATTAGCGACGACAGAATGGCCTTTTCTGTCTCCGCGCATTGTGGCAAAAGCCTTTGAATGTCAGGAAGGAATGAGTCTAAGGTTTGCATTTGATGTAGTCTTTGCCGGGGTTTGCTGCGCGCCATTTGTCAGGATGCACGCCGTCTGCGAACATTTCCTCGTTTTCGCGCAGCAGCTTGTCCATCGGGGTTTCTTTGATGCCGACTGAGCGAGGCTTTGGCGCGGGCTGATTATTTTGAGGGCCGGAACGATACCAGATTAGAACTTGTTGAGCGAACGGCTCCCATTTGTGATTCCATCCCTTCTCGCATTTCCAATGATACTTTAATTCGGCGAATTGGTCAGGAACTCCAAGCGATCTTGTCTTTTTCAAAAAGTCAGCGAGAGAGGGCGCAGATTCGACGATGCTGCTTTGGGATGGTTCTCTTACTCCCTCTTCTTTTGCTTCTCCTTCTGCTTTTTCCTCTCCCTCTCCCTGTGTGACATTTTTGAACGGAGTTGAACAATGTTGAACAGACTTGAACGGAGTTGAACTTGTTTTCTTCTTATCAGAGGCTTTTCCCCTTTCTGCCTTTCGATAGTCGCGGAAATAAGACCGCCTCGCCTCTTCGTCTTGCGTCTTTCGGTAGTGCTCGTAGTTCACGATCTGCCAGCCCCAGTCGCGGTGCGAGTCAATCAAAACGATGCGCCGTCCATCCTCTTTAGCAGATCGTGAAAGCGGGTCAGGGCTTGCCAGCTTTTCAAGTGCCGCCTTCACGCTTTCAAGCGGGACATTGATTCGCCTGCTAATCGCGTGCATTGTCATGTCCACAACTCCCGTGGCGTCTGCCAATACAAGCAAGTCCATGAAGATGTGCCTAACTTCGTGACTTTCGGCTATGGAGGAATCGAAGATTTGAGAGAAAACTTTGGCGAACATAAGGCGTCTAGTATAGGATATTCTGCGCGTGTTCAAGTTATTTGTTGAACAAAGTTGAACATTTGTTTTAAGCATATTGGTTTCAAGTGTTTATGATTGCTAGGTTTTAGCTAGGCGTCACTTCCGCGCTGGTATCAGCGGCAAAGATTCGTCCGACAAGGCTTGTTTCCACCGCTCGACTTCCTTCGCGGCAATCGTGATTTCGTGGAGTTGCGCCGTGCCAGCGTTAAGGCGGGCAAGCCTTGTCATTGCGAGGCCAAGCATCATCTTGGCGTGGCTTTCGCGTTTAGTTCGTGTTTTCATGTTTTGCAAGTTCGTCAAGTTGTTCAAGTCTTTCGAGTTGTTCGGGCGTCATGGGTTCCGTGCAATTCCACAGGTTAATCAGGTGCGCGTGTTCGGCTTTTTCTTCGGGTGTCATACGCCGCAAAGTCCTTCGCAATCGTTGCCGAACATTTCAAGTTGCTGTTTGGCTTTGGCATTGTGGAAATCAACATCACCCAAGGGGATGCAGGATGAGTGTAAAAACGGGACGCCTCTCAATGTATCTTGAGACTTCTGCGCTAAGTGCATTTTTTTCTCAAACGCAACGGCTCGCGCAAACTCAGTCGGTTCACTGTCCTTAAGCCGCCGCCACTCGGCATCTCCGTGAAACGGACAAAACACGCACGCGCTTCTGGGCGGCTCTGGATAGCCATTTACTTTCATCCATTCGCCGCACTTTCGGCGCGAAATTCCAGCGTCAATTAACGGCCATACATTTTCAATGTAATCAACACGGCTTGGCTTCATGCGGTGGCACTCGTCCGTTGATATTCCAATCCACATTTTAGCATAAACAATCCCTTTTCCGGCCCGCTTAATTCCGACAATCTCGCGCACCTTTTTCTGAATAGGAACTATCTTATAGTCAGCCGTGCATTTTCTACCAAGCAATCCTTTCGTTCCTTCTGGATTAAGAACAAACGCCGGAATTGAGCCTTTCATGTATCGCTTGCCGCTTTTTCCGCTAACACGAACACGGGTTTCATCTTCTTCTAGTGAGCCAGAACTAACGCGATGAATCGGGAATGGAAAAGGAAGCGATTGCACTTCCTTTTCTAGCCAGTCCAGCCATTTCATTACGGACTCAGGCTCGGCTTTTGTATCGGCAAATATAGCATGGGAAACGCGAATTACTTGCCCCTCACCGTCTTTAAAGTCGCCCCTTGCAGCCATGAGCATCATAACGGAACTTTGCCAGCCAGCACCGCAACTGATGATGTGTATTGGTTCAGTCATATTGTCTCGCGTCTTGGCGTTTTGGTTTTCATTGGTTTGCGTATATTCCGAAAAATCTAGCGGATGCTTTTTTATAGGCATCTGATGCTTCTGAGACGGTTTTGAAATACCCAAGCGCAATTACTTTTCCATTTGCTTTTATCTGCGATTGATATTTTTTCTTCCTTGAATGAAACGAAACGCCCTTTACGCCTAGCTTATTGTTTTTCTGCGCGCCTCTATTCATTTGATTTTGCTGGTTCGTTACAATGCGCAGATTTCTTCTGCGATTATCAAGCCCGTCTCCATTTATATGATCTGCATGAAATCCCGGCAGCGGAAAAAGTATCTCCCTGTGCATTGATTTAGTGCTTCCGTTTATCGTGCCTCGACGTGCGTAAAAAATGTTTCCATCCTTTATCGCGCTCCACTTAAACTGATTTAGATGCTCAAAATCTTCATCATCTACTATTGCGACTTTTCCTAGCGTGAGCGGTATGGTTTTCATTTTTGAAAGAGGTCGCGCCATCCTCCGCTTTGTGCGGATTTTGCAATCATGCTTACTTTATCCCACCCGTTTTTATTTTGTCTCGCGTTGGCGAAACACCCAGAACGGGAAGAACACGATTGGCTCATTTGAGCAGCGCGGTTAAATTTGTTATGTGATTTACAGGCGACGCCGCGCGTTATCCCCGCACTGGAAACAGTTGCGGCACGCGGCGTCATTTGTATTAGTTTTTTCATCGGGATAAACGAAGAACCGCGATTGCGGATGTGAAAAATCTAGCGCGAATCCTTTTTATTGCAAGATAAATCAGCAGACTCGGCAGGACTAGGTTTAGTCAGGGACGTTAAATTATGGGTAGGTTATCGTGATTTGCGTGTGCTCTTCCTCGCCTTTCGCGGCTTTGCGCTGGCTCGTTTCGACTTTGCACAGTTCTGGCGAGTCGTCTGGTATGAGGCCAGCGTATCGGCAGCAATCGAGAACATATTTTTCGCACAGCCCGTCCTCGTCTGCCAGTCTTTTGCGGACGCTTTCAACGCGGACAAGAAAACGTTCATCTGTTCGTCTTTGAACTTCTTTCGCTTCCAATGGTGCATGGCTAGGATTGCGTTCCACAGCGGCAAGCGGCAAGGTATCCTCAGCGTGAGGCTTCCCGTAGTCTTGTGCGTTTGCGGCGATAATGGATTTGCTGGCATTTGGAAAAAGGCGGCGAATTGTGTGCGGGTTCATACTGCGCGCCACACGGTTGCTTTCTTGCCGCTGGCGTTCGTCCGCGTCTCTCCCGTGTCGGCAATCTTGCCAAGCGCCAGCAATTCAGTCAGTCGAGGGCGGATTGACAAAAGCGACTTGCCAACTTCCGCAGCGCACTCATCAGCAGTCAGGTCTTGATGAAAGAGAACGTCTAGCACTTTTTGCCGCAGCGTCGGTGCTTTCTCGCGCATTGAATCAGCCGCCGCCTTGGATGTGCCGGGGCGCTTGTAGCCGGGGGCGCTAGGGTATCGCGCAAAGTCTAGTTCGGGATGGTTCATTTGGTTTTCTTGTTCTTCGGTTGTTGAATCGTGCTAAAATCTACTTTCGCCATTCCGCGCCGTCTCAGGAAGTGGTCACAAGCGATATTTACAGAAGCCGATCCGCCTCCTCGTTCTTCACGGGTTAGGCGAGGATGCCCAC